GTGATAACAATAACAATACACCAATTATAATTAAAAAAAATATTGGTGGAAACACAATTCAAACAACAAAAGCTAAAGTAGAAAAAGCCGCTGACTTAACTGCAGAACAAATTTTATTAAGAAATAAAAAAAGAGGAAGAGCAAGTTCAATTATGACAAGTTCACAAGGTGTTGGAAAAACATCATCAAATTATTCATTAGGTAAAACAAGTTTATTAGGAAGAGTGTAATATGGCATTAACAGATAGACAAAAAACAACTTTAAAAAAACATAGTGTTCATCATTCTACAAAACATATGAAAGATATGAAAGTATCAATGAACAAAGGAATTAGTTTTACAGCAGCACATAAAATTGCACTTAAAAAAAAAGGTAAGTAATGGCATCAACAGATTTATCAAAAAAATTATTATCAAGGTTTGGAAAATTAGTAACTCAAAGAGCTACTTGGGAATCTCATTGGCAAGAAGTTGCCGACTACATGATGCCAAGAAAAGCAGACATAACTAAAACAAGATCAAAAGGAGATAAGCGTGGACAATTAATTTTTGATTCATCACCTTTACAAGCTGTAGAATTATTAGCATCATCATTACATGGTATGATGACAAATCCATCTAGTGCTTGGTTTACTTTAAAATTTAAAGATTCTAATATGGATGAACAAGATGAAGGTAAAATTTGGTTAGAAGCTGCAACTGAAGTTATGTACACAGCATTTAATAGATCAAACTTTCAACAAGAAATATTTGAATTGTACCATGACCTAATTACATTTGGTACTGCTTCAATGTTTATCCAAGAAGATGAAGAAGATTTATTAAAATTTTCAACAAGACACATTAATGAAATTTATATTGCAGAAGATGAAAAAGGTAGAATTGATACTGTCTACAGAAAGTTTAGTCTTTCAAGTAGAGCATTAATACAAAAGTTTGGCAAAACAGTTTCAAATGATATTAAAACTCTTGCAGAAAAAGACCCTTACCAAGAAATAGAAGTATTACATTGTGTTTATCCAAGAGCAGACTTTAATCCTAATTTAAAAGATAAAGAAAATATGCCTTTTGAATCTGTCTACATGGAATACAAAGGTGGTAATGAATTATCAGTATCTGGATTTAAAGAATTTCCATTTGTATGTCCTAGATATTTAAAAGCATCACACGAAATTTATGGTAGATCACCTGCAATGACAGCGTTACCAGATGTTAAAATGCTTAACGAAATGTGTAAGACAACAATCAAAGCTGCACAAAAACAAGTTGACCCACCTCTATTAGTTCCGGATGATGGATTCTTACTTCCAGTTAGAACTGTTCCCGGTGGACTTAATTTTTATAGAAGTGGTACAAGAGATAGAATTGAACCTTTAAACATTGGTGCAAATAATCCACTAGGTTTAAACATGGAACAACAAAGAAGAGACGCAATTAGAGATATATTCTATGTTAATCAATTACAGTTGCAACAAGGTCCACAAATGACAGCAACAGAAGTTATCCAACGTAACGAAGAGAAGATGAGATTACTAGGACCTGTACTTGGTAGACTTCAATCTGAATTATTAAAACCATTAATTGATAGAGCATTTAATATTCTATTAAGAAAAGGTGCGTTTCCACCAGCACCAGATTTTTTATCTGGTCAAGATATAGATATTGAATACGTTTCACCATTAGCTAAAGCACAAAAATCTACAGACCTTAGTTCTATTAATAGAGCTATGGAAATGTTAGGTGGTTTGGCAAATGTTGCACCAGTATTTGATTACATTGACTTTGATGCTTTAGTTAAACATATTGCAGACGTAGTAGGTTTACCGCAAAAATTATTAAAGAGACAAAGCCAAGTTAATTCAGAAAGAGAACAACAAGCAGCACAAGCTGCAGAACAACAACAAATGGCACAGATGCAACAAGTTGCACAAGCCGGAGGACAAATTGCACCACTAGCAAAGGCATTACCAGAAGAAGCAAAAGCCTTAGTGGAATAATATGAAAACAGATAAACAGTTAGAAAAACTAATAGCGGAACTAAAAGAAAATTATAAAATTACATTCGGATCAGATGAGGGAAAACAAATACTAACCGATCTTGAAAAAAGATGTCATTTCTATGCTACCACAAATATAAAAGGTGATAGCCACGAAAGTGCGTATATGGAAGGACAACGTAGTGTCATTCTATTTATTAAATCAATGCTACGAAACCCAAAAGAAAAAGGAATATAAAATGTCAGAAGAACAGATAACACAAGAAGCTGTGCCTGTAGAAACAACAGAAACAGTAGAACCAGTTGCAAAACCAAATGTAGTTAGTGGTGGAGATACACCAGTAGCAAATTGGAAAAGTTCTATTAGTGAAGAATTTAGAAGTGATCCTAACATTGAAAAGTTTACAGAGATAGATGCTTTAGCAAAAAGTTATATCAATGCTACAAGAATGATTGGACAAGACAAGGTTGCTGTACCAAATAAAAATTCAACAGATGACCAATGGAATGAAGTCTATGCAAAATTAGGTAGACCAGAATCTGCAGATAAATATGCTTTAGAAATGAAGTCTGAATCTGTGGCTATGGATGAAAATGCAATAAAAAACTTTGCAGAACAATCTCATAAACTTGGTTTAAATAATAAACAAGCTCAAGGTATTTTAGAATTTTATAAAAATTCTATGGAAAGTACTCAGCAACAAGCAACAATAGATACTGAAACTGCTCAATCACAATCTGAACAAGAGTTAAGAAAAGAATGGGGTAGAGATTTTGATGTAAAAGTAAATCAAGCTGGTGCATTAGCAAAAGCTAATATGAATCCAGAAGTATTAGATTTAACTTTACAAGATGGTACTAGGATTGGAGATCATCCGGAAATTATAAAAGGCTTTGCAAAAATTGCAGGTATGTTATCAGAGGATAAATTAGTTTCAACAGAAAGTGAAAATGAAGGCAACGCTAAAGATATTCAATCTGAAATAAACACAATAGTTAATGACACTACTGGACCTTATTGGAATAATAAACATCCCGGACATGAAAAAGCTGTTCAACAAGTTTATACTTTAAGAGAAATGTCTCAACCAAAAGAAGATAAATAATTTATATTCCTTGTAATATTATAAAATATATTATAAGGAATTAAATATAAGATAACTCGCAAGAACCTTATTGATGACAGAGAATAGAACTGTAGTCTAAAAGACTTTAAATCCAAGAATTGCCTATCATTATTGATGGAGAACTATTCTGTTTTTTATAATAACAATAATGATAAATAGGAGACAAATATGTCATCACAAATAACAACAGCGTTTGTAGAACAATATTCTGCAAACATACAAATGTTATCTCAACAAATGGGATCACTTTTAAAAGATGCAGTTAGAAACGAATCTGTAGTTGGTAAAGATGCTTACTTTGACCAAATTGGTAAAGTAACAGCTCAAATCAAAGCCAGTAGACATTCTGACACACCACAAATCGATACACCTCACTCAAGAAGAAGAGTTGCTTTAGCAGATTATGAATTTGCTGATTTAATCGATCAACAAGACAAAGTTAGATTGCTAATCGATCCAACTTCATCTTACGCAAAAGCCGCTGCATATGCAATGGGAAGAGCTACAGATGATGTTATTATCGCAGCAGCACTAGGAACAGCTAATACAGGCGTAGCTGGTGGAACACCAGTGGGTATGTTACCAGCTAACATTACTGCAGTAGGTACTGGTGGAGCTAACACTATGAACATAGCTAAACTAGCACTAGCAAAAGCTAGACTAGATATTGGTGATGTTGATCCCTCAATTAAAAGACATATTATTGTGTCTCCAACTGAGATTAGTGATCTGTTAAATAGTACTACTGTTACTTCAAGTGACTTTAATACTGTTAAAGCATTAGTACATGGAGAAATTGATTCTTTTATGGGATTCAAATTTCATGTGTCTAATAGACTTGTTGATAACGCAGCCGGAAATACTCAATGTATTGCCTTCGCAGAAGATGGTATATTGCTTGGAGTTGGCAAAGATGTAACTGCTAGAATAGATGAAAGATCAGATAAATCTTACGCTACTCAAGTTTACTATTGTCAAACAATCGGTGCAACTAGAATGGAAGAAGCAAAAGTTGTTTCTGTTCTTGCAAACTAATAATAGCTAAAATAGGAGATATATATCATGGCTGTAACAACACAAAATAGTACTGAGTACGCTGCTACATTAGCTACTCCATTGGTGAAAGCTGGTGCAAGAAGCAATTCTGGTAAATTAAGAACACTTGCTTTTTCTTTTGATCAAGCTGGCGTTGGTGATGCTGGTTCAAAAATCGTGCTAGGAAAACTTCCAGCAGGTAGAGTTAAAATCTTAGGTGGTTTATCAAGATTTTACTGTAACATTGTTGCTAGTAGTGCAACAATCGATATTGGAAACCAAGCATATACTGATACATCAGGAACAGCAGTTGCTGCTGATCCAGATGGTATGGTTGATGGGTTAAATGTTGATACTGTTGGCTATCAAACTATGGAAGGTAATACTGCTGCAACTAAGTTGCTTGGTGGTAACCATAAATTTGATAGTAATGACGGAGTTATAATTGAAATTACAAGCGTTGCTGCTCTAGCAGCTGGTGATGACGTAGATGGTGTCATTACTTACGTTGTAAGTTAATCAATAAAATTTTAAGGGGTGGAAGCGAGAGTGGAAACCCCTTAGAGTGCATGAAACAAATTAAAGATTTAAAACCTGTATTACATCTTAAAAAAGACAATTACATTTACAGGTATGTATTGGTAGACAGATTTCAAAATGATGGTAAAAATCATTATGGTTTTGACACTAAACAAGAAAAGACAACAGAAGAAATTTTTGCGTTAAAAAGTAATAGACAAATCAGACGTAAATATATAATAAGGAAG